AATTAGAGCAAATAAAGTAGCATTCACAAACTAAAATGAAACTCATCACAGAAGAAATTCAAAAAGTAGAATTCATCGTAGAAGGAAAAGGATCTACGAAAAAAATGTACATTGAGGGAGTGTTCCTTCAAGGTAACATTTGTAATCGTAATGGCAGAATGTATCCTATGGAAACTCTTTCCCGTGAGGTAAAGAGATATGATGAAAGTTTTATTCAAAAAGGTCGTGCTCTTGGCGAACTTGGACACCCAGATGGTCCAACAGTAAACCTTGATCGTGTTTCTCACAAGATTGTTTCTCTTACTGCCGAAGGAAATAATTTTAGAGGTAAGGCACAACTTCTAGAAACTCCAATGGGTAAGATTGCCAAATCTCTTATTGGTGAAGGAGTTACTCTAGGTGTTTCTTCTCGTGGTGTTGGTTCACTTAAGATGACCAATGAAGGTCATAAGATTGTCGGTGAAGATTTTATGTTGGCAACCGCTGCTGATATTGTTGCCGATCCTTCTGCTCCTGATGCTTTTGTTCAGGGAATTATGGAAGGTAAAGAGTGGGTTTGGGAAGGTGGTATTCTTCGTGAAAAACTTGCCGAGCAAACTCAAAGAAGAATTAATACACTTGTTGATCAAAAAAGACTTGAAGAGCATAAGTTGAATCTTTTCAACGATTTTCTCTCAAATCTATAATTTATAAATAAATATAGATTATATCAAAGATCTAAAACAAATGTCCGTTGGTAGCAATTTACAAGAAATGGAAAACGTAGTAACCAAAGGAGCAAAATCCGCCGATCCAATGCCAAAGTTGAGTCTGGATACTCCAGGTCAAACTGGCAATTGGGAAGATCTCGGTGGTCCTACTCCAGAAAATTATAAGTCGGATGACGACTCCGCCAAACTCAAGGAGCCTGCTGCAACACTTTCACAAGTTAAAGATGTTGTAAACAAGGGTGCCAAGTCTGCTGATCCTATGAAAAAAATGTCAGAGGAAGCAGATGACGAGGAAGAGGAAGCAACCGAAGAAGATCTAGAGTCTGAAGAGGCTCTGGAAGTTGAAGAGGAAGAAGTTGTAGAAGAAGCAACTGAAGAGTATGACATTGAAGAAGATGTCAATGCTCTCCTCGCTGGTGAAGAGCTTTCTGAAGAGTTCCAAGAAAAGGCACGTACCATTTTTGAAACTGCTATCAAAGCAAAAGTTGCCGAAGTAAAAGAGCAACTTCAATCACAATATGAAGAGTCTTTAATTGAGCAAGTATCCTCAATCAAAGAAGAGTTGACCGATAGAGTTGACTCTTACCTTGAGTATGTTGCTGACGAGTGGATCCAAGAAAATGCACTCGCAGTTGAGCACGGTCTTAAGACTGAAATGACCGAATCATTCCTTGCCGGAATGAAGAGTCTTTTTGAAGATCATTATGTAACAATCCCTGAAGATAGATATGATGTCATCGAGAGCATGGTAGATAAACTTGATGAAATGGAAGCAAAACTCAACGAGCAAATCGAAAGAAATGTTGCTCTTAATAGGAGATTAGCCGAGTCAGTTGCTGATGTAATCTTTGCTGAAGTCGCTGAAGGTCTTGCACTTTCACAGAAGGACAAACTCGCTTCTCTTGCTGAAAATGTTGAGTTTGAAAGTGAAGAAGACTATCGTGAGAAGCTAGTAACGTTGAGGGAATCATATTTCCCAACCAACGCTGGTACTCAAAGAGATGCTTCAGAAAATCTTTCTGAAGAAAGCACAAACTCCGATTATCAACCAGTTTCTGGTTTAATGGAATCCTATCTTCAGAGCCTGAAGAGAGTCTCTAAAAAGTGATTTTTAGATTATAGTTCAAACTAATTTTTTCAAAAGAGGTAAAATCAAATGCAAATGTTCAACCAAGAACATCTGCAGGAGAAGTGGGCACCACTCCTTGACTACGAAGGTCTTGATCCAATCAAAGATTCACATCGTAGAATGGTAACTGCCGTTCTCCTGGAGAACCAAGAAAAAGCACTCCGCGAAGAGCGTGAGTTCCTTTACGAAACCCCAACTGTCAACACCAACACCGGTGCCAACGCAGGTTTCTCTGCTGGTGCTTCATCGCCTGTTGCTGGTTTTGACCCTGTTCTGATCTCCCTGATCAGACGCTCAATGCCTAACCTGGTCGCTTATGACCTCGCTGGCGTTCAACCAATGAACGGTCCTACTGGACTCATCTTCGCAATGCGTTCACGCTACACCAACCAGTCTGGTTCGGAAGCATTCTACGGTGAAGTAGATTCCGCATTCTCTGGTCAAGGTTCAACCTTCGCTGAAACCGATGGTTGGGTTGATGGTAGCGTTGGTCTTGGTACTACCGCACAGTCAGGCACCAACCCAGGTGCTCTGAACCCAATCGGTTCCGCAACCGCAACTACCTACAACGTAGGTCAAGGTATGCGTACCGATGAAGCAGAAGCTCTTAACAGCTCACCTGCTTTCAACGAAATGGCATTCTCGATTGAGAAAGTCACCGTTACCGCTCGCTCAAGAGCACTGAAGGCTGAGTACAGCTTGGAACTCGCACAAGACCTTAAGGCAATTCATGGTCTTAATGCCGAGGCTGAGTTGGCAAACATTCTGTCAACTGAAATCCTCGCTGAAATCAACCGCGAAGTTATCCGTACCATCTATAATGTTGCTGAAACTGGCGCAACCCAGAACGTAGCAACCGCTGGTACTTTTGACCTCGACGTTGACTCCAACGGTCGTTGGTCTGTTGAGAAGTTCAAAGGTCTGATCTTCCAGATCGAGCGTGATGCCAACCAGATCGCTCAAAGAACTCGTAGAGGAAAGGGCAACATGATCCTCTGCTCTGCTGACGTTGCTTCGGCACTCACCATGGCAGGTGTTCTTGATTACACCCCAGCACTCAACGCAAACCTTAATGTTGATGACACTGGCAACACCTTCGCAGGTGTTCTTGCTGGTAAGTATCGCGTATACATTGACCCATACGCTGCTAACAACTCATCAACCCAGTACTATGTTGCTGGTTATAAGGGTTCTTCCCCTTATGATGCTGGTCTGTTCTATTGCCCTTATGTACCTCTTCAGATGGTACGTGCCGTTGGCGAGAACTCCTTCCAGCCAAAGATTGGCTTCAAGACCCGTTATGGAATTGTTGCCAACCCATTCGCAAAGGGTGCTACCCTCACCGATCCTGGCGTTCTCTCAAGAAACTCCAACGTTTACTACAGAAGAGTCAAGGTCGCAAACCTTATGTGATCCATCAGGTTCACAATTCCATTCAAGAGACCCGAAAGGGTCTCTTTTTTTATCTAAATAAAAATAAAACGCGATGGCGTCAGCATTTAGTAATCAAATACAGAATAGAAACTTTTTATCCCCAGTCGGATTTAAATTTACACTGGCAAAGTATCCAAAAGTTTCATTCTTTTGTAATTCATCAAGAATACCAGAATTAAGTTTAGGTACAGCAATTCAACCATCATATCTCAAAGATCTTGATGTACCTGGTGAGAAAATAACCTATGGTGATTTAAGCGTTAGATTTTTAGTTGATGAAAATCTTGAAAACTATATGTCAATTCATAATTGGATTACTGGTTTAGGATTTCCAGAAACTACACAACAATTTAAAAATCAAACAACTAACTCTGATGGAATCCGTGATTTAAAGGAGCAGTATAGTGACGGATCATTAAGTATTTTAAATTCAAACTATAGAACCGTAGGAGATGTAAAATTTAAAGACTTATTTCCAATTTCATTGACATCTTTGGATTTTGATTCTACAGTAACTGATATTCAATACTTTACAGCAGAGGCAACCTTCAAGTATACTGTCTATAATATCGTTGATACAAGCGGCAATCTTCTATGAATCTTGATGAGATTCAGGAAATGTGGCAGAGAGATTCTGTCATTGATCCTGACAATTTACATGATGAATCTTTAAAAATTCCTCAACTTCATTCCAAATATTATACCATCTATAATACAATTACTCTATTACGCGAGAAAGCAAGAGAAACTTACAACAGAGTCAAACTTGAGCGTTACAACTACTACACAGGAAAGGCACCTATAGAGGTCTACGAAGAAGAACCATTCCCATACAAAGTTCGGGACAAAGAGGCACTACAGAGGCATATGGACGGGGATGAGAAACTCTCCAAAGTAGAACTTAAAATCAGATACTATGACATTATGCTTAAGTTTCTTGAGGAAGTTATTAAGTGTATATCAAATAGGACTTTTCAAATTAAAAATGCTCTAGAGTGGCATAAGTTTCAATCGGGGTTCAATTGACCCCTTTTTTTATGTCAATAAATATTTTTGTATTGATATGAACTTATGTCACACTTGATTATATCTAAAAAGAATGAGGTATATCTTCAGGTAAAAGCAGAACCACATGTCTATTATGAACTGGCAGATCAGTTCACATTTGATGTACCAGGTGCCAAATTTATGCCCCAGTTTCGCAACAGGCACTGGGATGGAAAAATTCGTCTATTTAATACGCAGACTGGTGAAATTTATGTAGGTCTGTTAGATAAAATTACAAGATTTTGTGAGACTCATGATTACAGTTATGAATTTGTAAATAATAAGTTCTATGGTTTACCATTTGAAGTCAATGATATGATTTCAAAGGAAGGAGTCAAGGATTATATGACTTCTATTTGCAAGTACTCTCCCCGCGAATATCAAGTAGAGGGAGTATACGACGCCTTAAAACATAATAGAAAGCTGCTGATATCTCCAACTGCTTCAGGAAAGTCCCTGATGATATATGCGATTGTGAGATATTACGTTGAGAAAGGACAAAATACTCTGATAGTCGTTCCGACGACTTCCCTAGTAGAACAGATGTATAAAGACTTTGCAGACTACGGTTGGGATGTAGGTTCATTTTGCCACAAAATTTATGCGGGGAAAGAAAGGGAGACTGATTCACAGGTGATTATCACTACCTGGCAGTCTATCTACAAACTTCCCCGTCAATACTTTTCAAGATTTAATGTGGTTGTTGGAGATGAGGCACACCAGTTTAAATCAAAGTCTCTAATATCTATAATGACAAAACTTTCTGATGCTAAATTTCGTTACGGTTTTACAGGAACTTTAGACGGAACACAAACACACAAGTGGGTTCTAGAAGGTTTATTTGGTCCTTCTTATAAGATTATCAGAACAGAAGAACTGATGCAGAAGGGTCATGTTGCCAAACTGGATATCAATATACTTCTATTGAAACACCCACCAAATAAGTTTGAAACTTTTGAGGATGAAGTTCAATATATCATCAATCATGAAAAGAGAAACAAGTTTATTAAGAACCTTGCCCTTGATCTTAAAGGGAATACTTTGATTCTATTTTCACGAGTAGAAGGTCATGGTCAACCTCTATACGATCTCATAAATAAGAATATCACTGATAATCGCCATGTATTTTTTGTACATGGTGGAGTGGATACGGAAGACCGAGAAAAAGTTAGAGAAATTACTGAAAAAGAAAACAACGCAATTATCGTTGCTTCTTACGGAACTTTTTCTACGGGTATTAATATTAAAAATTTACATAATGTTATTTTTGCTTCACCATCCAAATCAAGGATCAGAAATCTTCAATCTATCGGTAGAGTCTTAAGAAAAGGCGATAATAAGACTAAAGCAACTCTATATGACATTGCCGATGATATCAGTTATAAATCAAGAAAAAATTATACTCTTAACCATCTAATAGAAAGAATCAAAGTTTATAACGAAGAAAACTTTAATTATGATATTGTAAATATTCCACTCAAGAACTAATGGAAGAAGAGTTTTACGCAATTATAAAACTAATATCTGGAGAAGAAATTATTGCTCTTATTTCTATTGATGAGAACGATGGAGATCCTGTAATTATTCTTCAAAATCCTCTTACTATGAAAATGATTCATTCACCAACTGGATCTTATATCAAAGTAAAGCCTTGGATGGAATTATCAGAAGATGATATCTTTATCATAAAACTTGATAGAGTAATTACTATGACTGAAACAAAAGATAGTAAAGTCATTGATGTGTATAACTCTTATATTAACGATGAAGATGATGATATAGAATTATACAGATCTAGTGGAGAAGTTAAAGTCTCAAATAAGATGGGTTACATATCTTCAGTAGAGGATGCTAGAGAAAAACTTGAAAAGATCTTTAAAGGTCTTAAAGAAAGCTAAACCCCATCTTCAACCGGGACAAAGGTAGTCTACACACAATTTAAGATGTTGTCAAGCCCTTAAAGTATGGTATAATATACATAACATTTTTTAATTGAATAACAATGTCATGCCAAAAAAGAAATCAGAACATTATGTCAACAACAAAGAGCTTCTAGAAGCACTGATCGTTTATAAATCAAAAGTTGAAAAAGATTTTTATCAACGAAACGATAGGAAAGCTACTAAAGAAGACAGGGCAAAGCACTGGGAAGGTAAACCCCAAATTCCAAACTATCTGGGAGAATGTTTTCTAAAGATTGCCACACACCTTTCATACAAACCAAACTTTGTCAACTACATGTTTCGGGATGATATGATTTCTGATGGCATTGAAAACTGTGTTCAATATATTCATAATTTTGACCCAGAAAAGTCAAAGAATCCTTTTGCCTACTTTACTCAAATTATTCACTATGCATTTTTGAGAAGAATTCAAAAAGAGAAAAAGCAGTTAGATATTAAATCAAAAATCATTGAACGCACAGGGTTTGATGAGGTTATGATGGTTGACGATAGCTTGCTTTCTGGGCATAGTTCGGACTATAATAGTATTAAGGATGCTATTCAGTATAAGTCTAGATAGAGCACCATAGTGTATAAATAACTATAACATTACGGAGCATTATGCCCAATCAATATAGTGGAGTTGGAAGACAAAATAGATTGCAAGCAATAGAAGAAGGTAAGAAAACTTATATTGGTTCTACTGCTTGTAAGCACTGTGGTAGTTATGAAAAGTATGTGTCCACTTCTGGTTGTTCTCCTTGTGCTATATCCAGAGGTTTAGAAAAACTTAACAACGAAGAATTGATGAAACCTTATAGGACTAAAGAGAAAGTCAAAAAAAGATTGGATATATGGAGAGAAGAAAATTCTGAAAAATATCAAAACCAATATAAGAATGATATTGCCAGACAAAAATGTAAAGAATACTATCATAACAATAAGGAAAATGTAAAAGATACTTATCTACAAACAAATTATGGTATCACTTTAGAAGATTATAATTTTTTATTAGAAGACCAAAATAAAAAATGTAAAATATGTAATAGTGAATGCTCTACTGGAAAAAGTTTAGCAGTAGACCATAACCACGAAACTGGCAAAGTTAGAGGATTGTTGTGTAAAAATTGTAATATTGGTTTGGGAATGTTTTTTGATAACATTGACTTTCTTGAATCTGCCGTGCTATATTTGAAATCTAGTTAAGACTTATTATGCGTATCGGCTTAATCACGGACACCCATTATGGTGCCAAAAAAGGATCAAAGTATCTTCATGATTATTTTGAACTTTTTTACAAGAATGTATTTTTCCCTGCCCTTGAAGAACATGGGGTAGAAGCAGTCATTCACATGGGTGATGCTTTTGATAGTCGTAAGTCTATTGATTATCAAAGTCTTGAGTGGTCAAAGCGAGTTGTATTTAATAATCTTAAAAAATATGATGTTCATATGATTGTGGGCAACCACGACACCTATTACAAGAACACCAATGAAGTGAATTCACCAGAATTACTTCTTCAAACTTATACCAATATTAGAACTTATAGTAAACCAACCGAAGTAAATGTTGGTGGATTAGATATTTTATTTTTGCCCTGGATTAATCAAGAAAATGAAGAACTATCTCTCAAAACTATCAAAAAGACTTCTTGCAAGGTTGCGATGGGGCACCTTGAGCTCCAAGGATTTAGAGTTAATCGACAACTCATCATGGAGCATGGTCTGCAAAGCGAACTATTTGAAGAGTTCACCCATGTCTTCTCGGGACACTATCACACTAGATCGTCTGATGGAAAAGTCTTCTATCTAGGCAATCCTTATGAGATGTATTGGACAGATGTGAATGATACTCGTGGATTTCACATTTTTGATACTGAAACTCTAGAGTTGACCCCAATTAATAATCCTTATAAATTATTCTATAACATTTATTATGAGGATACTCCACATCAAATGTTTGATGCTACGGAGTATGAAAACAAAATTGTCAAGGTCATTGTTCGTAAAAAATCTAAACCAAAAGATTTTGAAAAGTTCATTGACAAATTGTATAATGTTGGAGTACAGGATCTCAAAATTGTAGAAAACTTTGTTATTCAGGAAAATGAAGATTTTGAAGTTGATGAAGAAGAAAATACAATGTCAATTTTGAATCGTTATATTGAAGAATCTGAATTTGAATTTGACAAAAATATTATTAAAGGTATTTTCCAAGATCTCTATAGGCAAGCTTGCGAGGTGGAGTAAATGTTTCTCCTTACACTCAAAGATAGAAAAGACGACGGAGCATACGCAGTCCAAGACCAATACGGTCACAAAGTTTTATTTCTATTTGAGGATGAGGATGACGCCACCCGTTATGCTTTGATGCTTGAAGATCAAGAAGAAACTGAAATGGATGTAGTAGAGGTTGATGCCGAACTTGCCATAAAGACTTGTAAGTTTTATAATTACAAGTATGCCGTGATCACCCCTGACGATATTGTAATCCCCCCAAAAAATGTTAGTATTTCACAAGATTAGGTATAAAAATTTTCTTTCCTCTGGAAATCAATTTACTGAAATTGACTTTGAAAAGAATCATACCAATTTGATTATTGGAACAAATGGGGCTGGTAAATCCACCATCCTGGATGCTTTAACATTTGTTCTTTTTAATAAACCATTTCGTAAGATTAATAAACCACAGTTAGCCAATACAACCAATGAAAAAGATTGTTTGGTTGAGATTGAGTTTTCTGTAAATAATAGGGATTATCTTGTTCGTCGTGGCATCAAACCAAATGTTTTTGATATTGAGGTAAATGGTAATCCTCTTCATAAAGAAGCGGATGATCGTGCCAACCAAAAAATTCTAGAGGAAAATATTCTTAAGGTAAACTATAAGTCTTTTACTCAAATTGTTATTTTGGGTAGTAGTACTTTTGTTCCTTTTATGCAGTTGACAACAGCAAATCGTCGTGAAGTGATTGAAGATCTTCTGGACATTCGTATTTTTTCTGCGATGAATAATTTGATTAAAGACAAAATTCGTACCCAAAAAGATCAGGTTAAATCCCTTGAGTTAAAGAAAGAAAATCTCAAGGATAAAATGAAGATGCAGCAAAACTTCATTGAGGAACTTGAAAATCGTGGTAATGCCAATATTAATGCCAATAAGGAAAAGATTGCCAAGTTAGACGATGAAGTTGGTGTTTACATCAGTGAGAATGCCAAAACTGAAGAGAAGATTTATAAGTTTACCAAAGAGCAAGAAGAAGTCATTGGTGCTGGAGATAAGTTAGTAAAGCTTAACAACCTTAAGGGGAAAATCTCACAAAAAGTATCTGTGATCACTAAAGAGCACAAATTTTTTACAGAAAATACGGTCTGCCCTACTTGTACACAGACTATTGAAGAAGAGTTTCGGTTAAATAGAATTACAGACGCTCAAAATAAAGCAAAGGAACTAAAGGAAGGTTACGAAGAACTCGAAAACACCATCAAGTTCGAACAGGAACGAGAGCGTCAATTCAACGCACTTTCCAAGGAGATTACGAAACTCAACCATGAGATTTCTCAAAACAATACTCGGGTATCGCTTAACCAACGACAAATCCGAGATCTTGAAAATGAAATTCAAACTATTACCGAACAACTTGAAAACCGAAATACTGAACATGAGAAGCTAGAAGAATTTCAAACCAATCTCCAAAAAACATTCGAAGACCTCTCAAAGAAAAAAGAAGAAATCGTTTATTACGATTTTGCCTACTCCT